CATTAATGACATATCAATAAATGGCAAAGAGTTTATTTGTGAGGATGATGGCTCGATCAAATTGTTCGATAGCGAAGACCATGCAAAGGCATTCCTTAAAGAGGCTGACCCGTCAATCGATGTGGAAACTGACGACTTACTACATGAATATGGACTAGACATTGAGGAGGATGACGATGAGTAAAAGATGGTACACAAACAACTGGGATGGGTCAGCATGGGTATCCAACAAAGCCTTGGACGAAGTAGAAGTCCAGTTAGATATTTTGTACGATGTTGACCATGATGACGGGGGGAGTTTCCCCGCGATATACCCAATAGCAACATACTCGGATGACGATGGATACGAGCAAGACTATAAGTTATCGGAGAATGAGATTGAAAAATATTATGAAGAGGTCTACGAGGCTATGTGTGAAGAACCTATGTACGATGAATACGGAGGTGCGTTATGAGTAAACTAAAACAGAAATCTTACCGAGTGTACATCACGCAGTACTGTATACCGATAGATGTCATGGCAGTAAGTACAACTCAAGCAAAAAGAATAGCGACTGAAGACCATACATGGGAAGTAATGGATGCCGACATTCGGGCAGAAAAACAGGAGGATGACGATGAGTGAAGAAGAAATACTGTGGTATAGCCCTGAACTATTAGTGCCTGTGCCAACTAAACCAAAAGAGAAATTAGAAAAAACAATTAACAATTATTTAGGAGAAGACGATGGACAAAACCTTGGCGACTGCTGAGAAAGTAGATTACATTGAGCAAGACATTTATGAATATTTTGGGGCTGACCAAGAAATAAACAAGGCGACCCGACATGAATTGCTCGGAGTGATTGGAGGCATGAGTGGCATACTAGAACTTATATGGCACAAGCAAGTAACACCTGAGATAGCATTCAGAGACTTTAAGTCTTGGCTTAAAGAAAGACAAGAACTTGACATGATTGAAGTTATCCCCGATACTGATGTTCCAACTAAAAAAGAGGAAGAGGCTCATGCGTAAAATAAAAACAGAAGACATAGACTTTATTCACGTTGAAGAAGTAACTTTTACCCTTGTCATGCAAGATGGCACTAATGTAACAGTGAGTGAGAAAGGGGTAACAACAGACTCATTCTCACGAGACCAATTAGCTGACGACTTGTTCGAACACATACAAAAAGGGCGTCCTGTTGAGGTGTTGAAATGTGAGGATGTTGACGCTATTGTTTTTGAGCCAGATATTAACCTGACGGAGAGACACTAATGGAACACCATTTATTTACAGACATACGCAGATTACTCAAGGATTTTGTAGTCTTGCTAAATGAACACAGTATGGGCAACAAAGAAACAGACGAGGCTAATCGTATCATTGTGGAACTCACGGCTTTATTAAAGAATCCACAATTAGTAGATTCGATTGAATCAAAGATTCACGAAGAAGAACATAAGCAAATATCGAATGACTTGGCAGAAGAAATTCTGTCTCGCGGGCAACATTGTCCGAGTGGTAATTGCGATATGTAGTAGAGAGGCGTTAAATTTTTTATAAACTTAAGGAGAAATAGAAATGGCTACAAGTAATCAAGTAAGTAAAGCTACATTAGGTATAGCAGTGGTAGCAGTATTAGGGGCAATAATTTATGTATCTGGTGAAGACATACCCACACCCGCACCAACACCCGCACCAACACCCGTGGTAGTCACAGTTGAAACTATCACAGAATCAGAAGCTAAAGCAATAGTATCAAAGGATGTCAGCATTGACCTTATAAATCTTGGAGACGACACTGTTCTTCTTGAAATTGCGGGATATGACAACCCAACAGTTGACGACCTACCCCCACTTACATTGGATGGCTCACACCTACCCGACATGGCGGGTTATGAGTCACCATCAGCTGACAAACTTCCGCCACTAGAATCATAATGGCAACACCCGAAAAGAAAGTAAAACAGAAAGTATGTGCCAAGCTTAAGGAACTTGGTGCGTACTATTTCTATGCCTCAACAGGAGGATATGGGGCAAGTGGTATACCTGACATCGTTGCATGTTACAAAGGTAAGTTTATCGGGATCGAGTGTAAAGCTAATGGCAACAAAGCAACAGCCTTACAACAGAAACATTTACGGGAGATAAGTATGCAACAGGGAATTTCACTGATAATTGATGAGACGAATATAGACATGTTAGAGTACTACGTTAAAGGTAAAAGAGTAATGAGTTTGGAGAGCAAGACATGAGTGATGACGCAGATATGGTAAACCACCCACCTCACTATACGAGTACCAAGTACGAGGTGATAGATATACTAGAAGAATTTTTCAAAGACGACCCGTTGTTATGGCAGTGTGGCAAATATCTTTTACGATGTAAAGGTAAGGGAAACCTAGAGCAAGACCTGAGTAAGATGATATGGTACGCTAAACGGAGAATGGAAAGGGAGGAAATTAAATGAGTAGATTTAAACTTGAGGCAATAGAAAAAAAGAGGCAAGAAAGGAAAGAGCAAAAAGAAATTGCAATTAAACGTGCATTAGAATATATGAAAAGAAAACCCGACGCACCTAAAACCAAGGTAGCAACTTATGCGGGGGTGCATATTTCAGTATTAGAAAATTGGGGAGTCGAGCTACCAAAACCCATCACTACTAAACAAAGAAGGAAAAAAACTCCGTGGGGTAAGGGGCAAATGATATGAGTGATGAGATAGATGATGCAAATAATGAAGTCCAAAGACGGCTTGAAGCAACATTGTCTAATGTAAATACTGAAATACCTGAAAACGAGACAGGCAAGTGTCTTTGGTGTGAAAAAACATTAACTGATAAGAGAAGATGGTGTTCTCCTATATGCCGTAATGAACATGAATATTATGCGAGTAAGCTATGACAATTATAAAAGAAGATAACAGAGTTGGCCCCGCGGTTTGTTGTGGGTGTGGTAAAGATGCAAAGATTAACCACGGGGGCAAATGGTATTGCTCAATAGAATCAGACATGGGAATCATGAACTTAAAAGGTTTTTGTATAAACAATAAAACGAAAGGAACTCAGTGCAAATAGTTACACTTGACTTTGAAACATTTTACTCGAAGGGCTACGGCCTACGCAAGTACACAACAGAGGAATATATATTAAACACCCAGTTTCAGGTGATCGGAGTAGCAATCCAAATAGATGCGAGCAAGCCCGTGTGGTACGAAGGAGAACAGGCATCAAGGGGGCTCGATGCTATTGACTGGAAAAACTCAATGCTCATCTGTCATAACACGCAGTTTGACGGAGCAATACTCAAATGGGTCTATGGCCATGAGCCAGTAGCCTACCTCGATACACTTTGCATGGCACGAGCCAAGCATGGTGTTGAAGCGGGCGGTTCACTTAAAGCATTAGCCGAACGTTATCAGATAGGAGAGAAAGGAGAGGAAGTTCTACAAGCATTAGGCATGAGATTAGAGGACTTTCCAGAACACCAACTGCGCCAGTACGGAGAGTATTGCAAGAACGATGTGAGACTAACCTACGACCTATTTAAAATCCTATCTAAAGGATTCCCCCTACCCGAATTGGAGCTCATTGATATTACACTCAGGATGTTCATACTACCTATACTACGCGTCAATGATAAATTACTAGGAAGAAGACTTAAGGAACTAAAAGAAGAAAAGACTTCAATGTTACAAGGGTTAATGGAAACTTTAAACTGCGACACCGAAGAGGCAGTCAGGAAAAAGTTAGCGAGTAACGTACAGTTCGCCACGATACTAAAAGACTTACACATTCCAGTGCCGATGAAGACGTCCCCTACTACCGAGAAAGAAACCTTCGCATTAGCTAAGACTGACGCGGGGTTCATTGCACTGCAAGAAAGTGACAACCCTGTACTGCAAGAGTTATGTGCCGTTAGATTAGGCACGAAGTCTACGATAGAAGAGTCACGCATACAAAGATTTATAGATGTTGGAGAAAGACACCAAGGTCTCTTACCTATCCCACTTAAATACTATGGGGCACACACCGGCAGATGGTCGGGCGCAGACAAGGTAAACTTTCAGAACTTACCAAGTCGGGACGCAAAAAAGAAAGCATTAAAGAATGCGATCCTACCTCCAGAAGACCATGTGATACTTAATGTTGACTCCTCACAGATCGAAGCTCGTATATTAGTCTGGCTTGCGGGACAAGACGATCAAGTAGAGTTGTATCGCGAAGGTAAAGATGTGTACTGTGACTTTGCCTCTCGTGTGTATAAGAAAACGATAACCAAGGAGAATAAGAAAGAACGAGCAGTCGGCAAGACTTGTATACTCGGCCTAGGGTATGGCACCGGCCATGCCAAGCTTAAAGGCGTACTAAAACTAAATGCCCGTATTGAGGTTAATAAGGCTGAGAGTAAACGGATAGTCGACTTATACCGCGAAGTCAATGATGAAGTGGTGAAGTTATGGGGCGAATGTGATATAGCATTACGAGATATAGCCTCATGGCCATCTGACCGGAAGCCGTACTATCTAGGCTCAGGTAGATGTCTGATAGTAGACCCCAAAGGGATTAAGTTACCTAATGGGTTATACATTACCTACCCGGACTTACAGCTAACTTCAAATGAACCAGACTCTGGCTACGAGTATAAATCTAGACGAGGCACTATTAGTATATGGGGCGGGGCGGTAGTAGAGAATGTGGTACAAGCATTAGCTAGAATAGTGATAGGTGAACAGATGATAGAGATTAATAAGAAGCATAGGCCGGTACTCACAGTTCATGATGCCGTAGTCTGTGTATCGCCGAAAGACACAGCCCAAGAAACTTTAGATTATGTAATGAACATTATGAACAAAGCACCCACTTGGGCAGAGGACTTACCCATTGCATGCGAGGGCGCATACGGAGACAATTATGGCGAATGCTGATTACTATTATACTGATTACTATTATAAGATACCTGACGAGTCGGTGGTTTCAGAAGTGATGTATCTTCGAGCAGTTACTGCACTTAAAGAATCATGGATCGACTATTATAATTTTAAAGCGATAGAAGTAAGAGATGATTGGGTGGTTGATTCTTGGTGGAGAGACTTATACAAAGCACACCCCTTCAAAGCCGGTATTATTAAGTTGGAGGCTAATACTTACTATGATTGGCACATCGATACTGACAGAGGAGTTGGGGTTAACATGTTGTTAAATAACTGGAACGGAAGTCATTGTATGTTTAACCCAAATTTAAAACGCGGGGCAAATGTAGCAGTCGGTAATGTGAAAGGCAAGTTTATTGAGTTAAAGTACAAGCCTCAAAGGTATTACTTATTTAACGCACAAGTTGCCCACACGGTGTATAATTTTGAAGAGACTAGGTATTTATTAAGCATAGATTTTGAAGAGGACAGAACTAAACTAAGCTATGAACAATTACTAGAGGAGACTATCCGTGAGAAATGGTGGGAAAAGTAGCATACAAAGACCTACAGATCGACATAAATTTGAAAGTAATTTTGATAAAATCTTCGTGGAAAAAATAAAGTGGGAAGATGAGATAAAAGAAGAAGATGACAACAAGCTACGTCGGGAAAAAAGAAATGACTCTAACTGAAGGTGCATTCATTCTAACAGTAAGCCTTAGTGGCAACTACGACGATCTAGAATTTGTCGGATATTTTAATGATTGTGAGACGGCGATAGAATACTATCATGAAAACTGTAGTGAATACCAAGCGGCGAGTTGTTTATTAACAGAGTATAGCAACCTACCAGGCGACCACCCTGATGTATTTGGATTTAAAATAACCGAACCACAATCCTGTGGCTTTGTAGGGGTAGACCCTAAAACTTTTACTAAGGATAAATAATGTTACATGAAATGTATGATGGGTTAATGGTAATGGACTACTTTGATGACTGTATCATTGGTGTCGTAAAAGGGATAGATAACGAAGACAAGGTTTGTTATAGCTTTCGAAAAGTAATTGCAAAGCTGATGCGCGAAGATGAAATGACCGAAGAAGATGCAACGGAACATTTCTATTACAACATGATGGGGTCGTATATGGGAGAACATACACCTTGTTTTTTATTCAAAGAGGGAGACCATGGCTAAACTAAAGCAAGTAGATCAGAACTATGAATCAACACACAAACGTACAAGCCAGGGAGGTAAGGTACGAAAGACCTCATCGATGAACAAAAGTTTTAAATCAGGCTATAAAAAATATAGGGGGCAAGGAAGATAGTGGCTGATTTTACATGGAGTTTTTCTTCCCTAAAAGAATACATCAACTGCCCTAAAAAGTATCAAGAAGTAAGGATACTAAAAAATTATAAATTTATAGACACCCCCCAAACAATATATGGGAAGGAAGTTCATGAAGCACTAGAACTTTATGTCAGAGATGGTAAGCCTCTAGCTAAAAACTATATGCGTTTTAAGAAAATGGTAGACGCATTGATTGCCATTCCGGGGACTAAATATCCAGAGTACAAGATGGCGTTGACTAAGAAGATGGAGCAGTGTGATTTTGATGATGAGAACAGATGGGTACGGGGCATTGCCGACTTAGTAATAGTAGACGGAGATCAAGCGTACATCATTGATTATAAAACAGGCAGCAACAAATACCCTGACCCAAAACAATTAAGACTCATGGCTCTTATGGCGTTTGTATGTTTTCCAAAAGTTAACAACATTAAAGCCGGCCTGTTGTTCTGTATGAAAAATAGTTTTGTTCAAGAGTCGTATACTAGGGAAGACATTCATAAATCATGGAAGTCATTTCAAACACCGCTTGATAGGCTTACAAACTCATACACTTTTAATACATGGACTCCGAACCCTACACCGCTGTGTGGATGGTGCCCGGTTGAAACATGTTCACATCATAGACCCCGCAGATAAAAAGGAGAAAAGCTAATGGGAATTGAAATGACTAAAATTTATGGTAAACCGACGAGAAAAGTAAAACATCTCAGGACAGAAGAAGATATTATTATAATGGTCAATAGAGCAAATGATTATATGAGAGCTAAACCTTATAGACCTAGGTCAAGAGTTGCCAAATATTTGGGCATATCAGTAACCACTTTAAATGAATGGGCGGAAGAAGGGAGACTAGTACTTCCAGAATATAATAAAGATGGAATTAGAAATAAGAAAATAATTAAGACAGAAAATCTTATTAGGTCTTTACGAAATCAAAATAAATTAATATTAAAATGAGTCGAGGGAATGTATAATAGAACCTATGCCATATAAAAACAAAGCCGACAGACCTCACAAGAAAGAATACCAGCAACAAAAAGCTAGGGGTGAGCATGAGAAGCGCATGGAAAGACAACGTGCTCGACGTGCCATGGATAAAAAAAGTAAAGATGCTAACGGAAATGGTGTAGCAGATAAGCGAGAAGGAAAAGATATAGCCCACAAAAAACCTTTATCTAAAGGTGGTAAAAACAAAGACGGTGTGACTATTCAGTCTAAATCTAAGAATAGATCGTTTGCCAGAAACTCTGATGGTACTATAAAAAACAGACAATACCTAGCCGGCAGATAAAGAATAAATGGAAAAACCATGGAAAAAAAGATATGATGTAAATGGTAATTTTGAAACAAGAGATTGGGTCATTACTTTTATACTTTTATTTATAGTCATTTCAATAATAATAACACAGATAATAACTTAACTAGTCCTTCCTGGACCTTCCTAGACTCTCTTAGATTATAAGTAAAAAAAAGGTTGACTTGTATTAAAGCCTGATGTTATAGTGTTAGTTCCACTAGAGAGGAAACGTATGGAACTAATTGACAACAAAGCTTTAAAGATTACAGTGCCTAATAATATTGTTGATAGAATTAAAACAGCAATAGAAAAAACAAAAGTATTAGACACAAGAGAACATTTAACTGACTTACTTATTCATTGGGGACCTGATGAATTAACACAGTTAAATTCTATAGTCACATTTAAACACACTTTGCCCTCACCTATAGCTCAAGACTATAAATACACAGGTCGATGGTCTCCTTTTGATCATCAGAAAACTACCTCTGAATTTCTAAGTATTAATAGACGGGCCTTTTGTTTTAACGAGGCGGGTACGGGTAAAACTTCTAGCGTGTTATGGGCTTCGGATTACTTAATGAATCTTGGAGTTATTAAGAGAGTGTTAGTCATATGCCCCTTATCTATTATGACTTCAGCTTGGAAGAATGATGTATACAACACTTGCATACACCGAGTTCCAGGCGTAGCTTATGGTACTGCAGCGGATCGAAAAGCCATAATTAACAACACAAGATATGAGTTTGTTATCATTAATTATGACGGTGTACGAATTGTAAAAGACGACATCATAGACGCAAACTTTGATTTAATTGTAGTGGACGAAGCTAACGCATACAAGAACGTATCAACTACTCGATGGAAAACACTTAACAAAATATTAAAGCCCCATACTCGCTTATGGATGCTGACCGGAACTCCGGCTTCACAATCTCCGTGCGATGCGTATGGCCTTGCTAGATTAGTAGCCCCACACAAAGTGCCTAAATTTTCATCAGCTTGGCGCGATAGAGTAATGAACCAAATAACAAGATTTAAATGGGTACCTAAGTCTACCAGTGAAGACTCAGTGTATTCAGTGTTACAGCCGGCGATACGATTTGCTAAGAACGATTGCTTAGATTTACCTGAAGTGACTTATCAAACAAGAGAAGTACCACTAACAAAAAATGTAGAGAAGTACTATAAAGAATTAAAGAAAGAGATGTTAATTGTTGCGGCGGGGGAAGAGATAACATCTGTGAATGCTGCGGCAAGCATGACCAAGTTGTTACAGATTTCTGGGGGCGCAGTGTATACTGATGAACGCAAGGTAGTTGAGTTTGATGTTAGACCTAGGCTCAATGCACTTATGGAGGTGATTGATGAAACCTCAAATAAGATATTAATCTTTGTACCTTATAGACATACTATTGACATAGTAGCGAAGCACCTAGAAGAAAAAGGTATTACGACAGCCATTATTAATGGTAGCGTATCAGCGCACAACCGCACAGAAATTATTAAAGAGTTTCAAAACGCAGACGACCCAAGAGCTTTGGTGATACAACCTCAGTCTGCCTCCCATGGAGTCACACTCACACGAGCGGACACGGTAGTATTTTGGTCTCCCGTTATGAGTGTAGAAGTTTATCTCCAATGTATTGCGAGGATAGATAGGGTCGGCCAGAAAAACAAGATGACAGTTGTTCATCTTCAAGGATCTGCTATTGAAAGAAAGCTGTATGCAATGCTACAAGGTAAAGTAGATAGGCATATGAATTTAGTTGATTTATATAGAGAGGAGATAGGACTATGAGCGAAGTAAAAGCAAATGATATGGTAACTACTTATCTTGCTATCAGGCGAGAACGAGAAAAGTTATCTAAGAAGTATGAACAAGAAGACAGTGTTTTCAAAGACCAGTTAAATAGGATAGAGGAAGCAATGTTAGAAACTTGTAATGAGATTGGTGCGGAAACACTGCGTACCGAGAACGGCACGATTATTAAGTCTTTAAAAGAGAACTATGTCTGTGGTGATTGGGATAATTTTAAGCAGTATGTCCTTGAGAACCAAGCGTTGGAGTTACTTCAACAGCGCATTAGTCAGACAAACTTTAAAGAGTTTTTAAGCACGAGGGGAGAAGAAGGATTACCTCCTGGTATTAGTACGATGAGAGAGTTTAAAATAACTGTACGTAAACCAACAACATAAGGAGAACTACTATGGCTCAACAGCCTATTACATTTACAACGCCACAAGGCATTGCGCAATACCCTTGGTTGTCTAAACCAGACACCAAGTTTTCAGAAGAAGGGGATTATAAGGTTAATCTTATTCTCCCTAAAGCAGAAGCTATTCCGCTACTTAAACAAATCAACGAAGTCTTCGCTGAGAACGTAGACAAAGAAACAAAGAAAGCTAAAGGCAAAGACATTAAAAAAGCTAGCCCTCCATACTTTGAGGAGCTTGATGATGCCGGACAACCTACGGGTAATGTCATCCTTAAGTTTAAATCAAAAGCTGCATACAAGCCGGCTATCTTTGATGCTAAGGGTATCCCTATGATAGACAGTAATATTTGGGGAGGATCTGAGTTGAAAATAAACGGTTCGATCGCCCCATATTACACAACTTTAATTGGAGCCGGAGTCGCTTTAAGACTTAGAGCGGTTCAAGTTATTCAGTATGTTGAAGGAGGTTCAGGTAGTGCGGATCGCTTTGGCTTTGAGGCAGTCGCCGGGTATGAGCATAAAGTACCTGAAACTTTTGAAGAGGTAGTAGCAGAAGCTCCTGTAGAAGTTACTCCTGCTCCGGTGGAAGTTGCTCCTGCCCCGGTAGAAGCAGTTAGTGAAGAGCCTAAAGTACGTGCGCCATCTAAACCTGATGTACAACCGGCTGATGATTTGTCGGACATTATTAACCAATGGGCTACTAAATAGGAGGGCGCATGCCTAAAAAATACAGTCAAGATTTTTTGTTAGATTTAAATAATTTAGATAGTGATAGAATAGGAGTTCAATTAGCGAAGGCCTGTGTAAATGCAGACCTTCCTATGACTGAAGTTTCTAAAGTTTTTGGGGTATCTCGTATGACTCTTCACAATTGGTTTCGTGGAGCCCCAGTACGGGATAAGAACACTCAAAAAATCAAATCTTTTTTAGTAGCACTGAATGAAGTTTGGACGGAACAGTTTGCAAACCAAACAACGGAGTTGCCGCTAGCTAATCAGAAGTTAGCTAAAGGATTTTTAGAAGTTAACATAATTCCTAAACTAAATTAAAAGGGACAGATGTGCTAAAAGAATTTTACACTAAAGCAATGCCGGACGAAGGGGTGTATTGTGTAGCTTTTAATACTCCTGGCACTCCGTCTTTCAATCATGAGTACACCGCTTCCATAGAAGCAGCGGTAGATCTCATACACAAGTATACGAAAGAAAGTAAAAACACTTTTATTGCCATGAGTACATTTGAGAGTAAAGAAAGAAAAGCCGCTAACACAAAGTATGTTAAATCATTATATATAGATTTGGATGTAGGAAAAACTAAGGACTATCCTTCACAGAAAGATGCCTTAATCGCCCTTACTAAATTTATAGAAGATACTCAACTACCTTTTCCGGCAGTTGTTAATAGTGGTAATGGCATTCATGCGTATTGGTTTTTAAAGACTCAAATATCTCGTGATCAATGGAAGCCAATTGCTGATAAGTTTAAGTCTTTGTGTATACAAGAGGGATTAAAGATTGACCCTACTGTAACAGCAGATTCTGCTCGACTACTTCGATGCCCTGAAACAAACAATTATAAACAACAACCACCTAGGCCCACTCTAATATTAAAAGATGCACCGGAGTACAGCCTTAATGTGATTGTGGATATTATAAATGCAAAGGTCACAGAAGATGTCCCGCTAGAAGAACTTGTAAAAACAGGATTAACTGAAGAGCAGATAAAAGATAAGTACAAAAATTTTGAGAACAGATTTAAACCTTTTTTAATAGAAAGCGTTAAGGGTAGCGAGAAAGGTTGTGCTCAAGTTAAAGATTATGTACAGAATGTAAAGACTTCTGAAGAACCAGTGTGGTGGAGAGTACTTTCACTTGCACAAAATTGTGTAGACCGGGACGATATTATACATACTATATCTAAGGACCATCCGGGATATTCTCACGATGAAACAGAAGAGAAAGCGCTACACACTGAGGGCAAACCTCATACGTGTATAGACTTTAATTCTGCTAAAGCCGGGCTTTGTACTAAGTGCCCTCACTGGCAGAAAATAACATCGCCTATTCAACTAACTAAAGTGCCTAAGAAATTAGAAATGGTTGAGAAACCTCCTGTATTACAAGGAGAAGTCTTACCCAAGGTAACTAAAAAACCTCATGGACTACCAGCTTCTATGGATGAGAGGGGATATTGGATAGGGAAAAGTGATCATTCGGTATACAAAACGGTCACTGTAACAGATAAAAAAGGAGTCTCATACAATGATGATCAAGTAGTTTATGAGTATGAGATGATTGCAATTAGGCACGTAAAAAGCAGCGCTGATGGGACATGCTTAATAATTCATGTAAAGCATCCACATGATGGACTACTGGAATTTATTTTACCAATGAAGGTAGTGTACGACCCATCAGAATTACGGAAGACGTTAACTAGTAACGGCTTATATTATGATAGTAAACAACAAGAGGGATTAATGATGAAATATTTTATAGATTGGGCTAAAGATATGCAGAAAAGAGGTAAGTACGATGTGATGTATGATCAGATGGGTTGGAACGAAGACAAGAGTTCGTTTGTTATTGGGAGCACTGAGTTATCTAAAGGTGGAAAAGAAAAGACTACTCCTATATCAAACCTCGCAAAGTCTGTTGCGCCTTTCTTGATTAAGAGTGGGACCTATGAGGGATGGCAAAGTGCAGCGCAGAAGCTTAATCAGAATGGCTTAGAGATGCACATGTTTGTCACCTTGTGTGGTTTTGGGTCTACCTTGATGGACTACTCATCTACTACAGGCGTAGCAATATCCCTTACGGGAGAATCAGGTGCGGCTAAAACGGGAGCGTTGTATAGTGCGTTAAGTATTTGGGGTAAGCCTAAAGACCTATCTGTTATGAACACTACATCAAATGCTTTACAAGGAAGATTTCTAACGTTGCATAATATACCGTTTGGTTTTGATGAGGTAGGTAATAAAAACCCATTCCTCTTATCTGATTTTATTTTGTCAGTGTCTCAAGGTAAAGCTAAACTTAAGATGGAAGGATCTACTAACGCAGAACGAGCTTATGAAGCGTCGGCATCTTTGATAGCTATTATGACTTCTAATCACTCTCTGTATGACAAGCTAAAAACTATTAGGTCTAACCCTAATGGCGAGGCGGCTAGATTGATTGAGTTTTCTGTGAGAAAGCCTAAAGCGTTTATTGATAATGCAAGGATCGGTAAAGAAATCTTTGATGAGTTTAATTCTCACTATGGTTGGGCAGGCCCTCTATTTATTAAGGCTGTGTTTGATTATGGCTCTGAAGATGACATCAAACAAAATTTAGTTAGGTGGGAAAAGAGATTTGTAGAAGACTTCGGTAACGATACTGCTTATAGGTTTTATGAAAACTTAATATCTGTAACTATGACCGCGGCTGAAATAGTCAATGCAGCTGACATTTTAACCATTGACATAGAACGCATCTACAAATTTATTGTGGGCGAGATGATTAATATCCGCGATGAGGTAGTTAAGGTTAATAACGTTGACTATGAGTCAGTACTTCAAGACTACATCGATGCTAATACAGATAAAATTTTGGCTTTCAAGGACAATAAAATTATTGCAGAACCTCATAGAGCACTTACTATGAGAGTAGATAACGATAAAGATACTATGTGGATATCCAAGAAAGAGTTTGATTCTTATCTTGCCGAGCTACCGATTAGTACTAAAGAGTTTGTATTTCAAATGAAGCTTCTTAATGTTGACATTCAAGTTGGGTCACATGTTAAACAACGTATGAATGCCGGGTGGAAGGATGTATCTAAATCCGCCACAGCAGTTTATAAAATTAAACTAAGTACTTTAGGTAGTGAGAAGATCGAGGGATTAAAGAATGCAGTTGCATGATGATCCTGATTGGATTTTTCCTTTTGAGTTTATGGAGATCGGGGATAGTTTTTTTATCCCTACTCTCAAAAGTTCTAATTTGATTTACTCTATTGAGAAAGGCGCTAAGAAAGCTAAGATTAGAGTTAAATCTTTTTCTGTTGTGGAGGGAGATTTTATGGGTGTACGTACGTGGCGTATTAATTAATGTATCGTGGCTTCCATTCTTTGGTCTTCCAGTTGATGAAACAACTCTAGAATTGCCTGCCATTTTTCCTCGGTAAGGTGTTCTAAGTGTAAGGGTAATTTAATAGGTACGGGACTGGCTAAGTAGGCTATTGCATCTTCTATTGTTTTTATTTCTGAATTTTTTATTACTAAAGTAAAGTCCATTTAAAATCCTCCTTTTAACTGCCTAGTTCTTTTTGAAGATACTCCCTATATTTTTTAGATATAGACACGCCATTCATACTTTCTTCCATCTGTCTTTGGCGTCCTTTTCTAGAACTTTTTATAGTGCTAGATGAAATAGGGTTTCTTTTACCCCCTTCAGACTCATTAAATTTTTCTATTTGACCTATAACAACTTCGTATGAATCCTCATCACCCGTGCTGTAAGATAAAAATGCAGCCGTTAACAACGCATTCCGGCGATCTAGGATTTTTCTTTCCCCTCTTTTTATTGTGTTATTACGTTCATATTGCATCGATAGATCTTCATTGGTAAACCCAAAGACCTGCATAAATGCATCAAACCCATTAAGAGGAGTAAGCTCTACACCGGCGCGGTTACGTGCACCTTCGTTAGCATACCTTATTGCTTTCATAGGGTTACGTAAAAAAGCGGGAAGCACTTGTTCGCCGGCTCTGTATAAGTTACCTTGATTAAAATCGGTGACAGCTCGATTCATACTGAGTGCGTAAGAAAAGGACGGACCTAAAGACATTTCTAATAGGTAAGTCGGAAGTCCTACTTCTCCTAACCTTCTACTGTCGTCTCTAAAGACTAGGTTACTGAAGCCTGTTCTCCCTGCTATATCCAGATTCAACAGCTTATTAAGCGGACCTTTGTATCCAATCTCTCCAAACATATCTCGCACACTTTCGTCAAAATCAAAGAACTCATCGTCTTCATCGTCAAACATAGCGTTGATCATTTCAGCTAATACATTGACAGCTCCGTACAAGGGCATCCCTTGCAAGCCCGCGACAGTAAATGATAAACCATAAATACCTAGCAATTGTTTTCTAGCTACATTTTTAATTTCTTTTAAGCTCTCTAGTTCTTTATATAAAGTGTCTCTTTGTTCTTTGTTTGCCGGGTCGGTTCCTAGTTTTGCAATTTCATTTGCTATGTCTGACTGCGCTTGTACGTTACCTTTCATACCTTGATAAAATAGTTTGGCTATTAATGAAAGCATCGCATGACCATAACGTTTAAAAGTAAACATGGTCTTACCCCAACCTGATTGAAAATATCGAGGTCCTACTTCTGGGAGCGCGGTACCATGTGCGTCTCTTGTAAAATCTTGGGCCATTTCGGTAGACTCTTTAATTGATTTACCCGCAGTTCTATCCGCTAAAAATGAAGCTGTAAAAGTTACTTCACGGTTAAATCGTTCTGTATTTTGAAACATCCATCCTAAAAGACCCTCCACTTTAGCGCGGTTGCCTGTAAAGTCTTGCGAATTTTTTTGTCTCATCTCAGTAAGCTCAAAGCCTAAACCACGTTTAAATACTGAGTTCTGAACGCCATAGTCATAGAGATCTAAAAGTTCTTGACTAATTACGTCTTCTTGTTTAATTAAACCTCTATCAGCATTGACTTGACTTCTTCTTACACCGTCTTTCATAGCATACGATACATCAGGCGCAAAGCCTTTATTGTTATCAAGGCCTCCAGACATATAGAGTTTAAGCGCCTTATCAAATGCTTTCATGCCATTAACAACTCCGTGTTTAGCAACTAATCCAGGAATTACAATAAGCAATACTTGAGTTAAGTTAACTAATGCAGAAGACACATTACCCGCAATAGTAGTCATGAAACTAATATATGACAGAGTTCCAGCGATACGGCCCGCCACAGGGTTAATCATAAAATTATGGCCTTTTTCTGACAGGTCATTAGCAACCATAGCAATCAATGATTGTTGTTTTGTTTTCTCGTCGGTAGATAAAGTATCATCATTCTGAATCATAGCTAAGCCGGTAGTTTTGGACTCCTCTTGGATATTACCTAAAGCTTCACTAAATTGAGGTACATACTCCATGTTAGTTACTTGGTTAGCCATTTTTGCGCCTACATCGATAAAGCCAGCGATAATATCTTTTTCAAAACCCGCAACACCTTCACGAGCTAAAGTAGATTGGCGCACACTACTA